ATTTCACGCAACTAAATTATGTAATTTTTTCTTATAATTAATCAACCGACCTATTCCACGTGCGCAAGTGTCTAATCTATAAATGTATTTTTCTGCTAACTCATGCAATAATCCTTTCTTACAATACATGATAGTATCTGAAATAACCCTCATTCGTGTTTGCATACCATCAATTAATTCGTTCACCTCTTCAATTCTAAACGGAATTTCATCTTTATCAGGAACATAACCACAACCGTCGCATGACATACAAGTAAAATCAACAGGATTCTGCTCATAAGGAACGTGAGTATCGTTCAAATCAATCGTTACATAACCATGTCCATCACATTCGGGACAACTCATAAATACATTTTTCATAATAATTAAGTTTAATTGTTGAACAAATATAATACTTTTTAATATAACTACAAAATTATTTTAAAAAAAAAGCGGAATTTTTACGTTCCGCCTTCCGACCGTGTTACCACAATCCAAAAATGATTCAGTAAGTGTTCTAATGGTAACTATCTGAATACGTTATTTACTAAAAAACTTTCCTATTTTTTCAATTGACCTACTCGATAAAGTGTTTCCACTCATAAATTTATGCAGGTTAGGTTGTTTTACCTCTACTAACTTCGAGAAAGCGTTTAAGCTCAATTCGTGTTTTTGTAGGTAGTGTTTAACCATTACCCTTGTAATTTCATTCGCTTCGCTTAAAACCTCTGATTCGCGCCTCATAATCCATTTAAAAAGTCGTCAAATTCTTTTCCGTAACTTGGTCTGCCTTGTGGCTTTACTTGTTGTTTAGCTTGTTCCTGTATTGGTTTAAAACTTAATGACTGAAACTTACCTTTTTGTCCGTCTTTTACCCATGCTGAAACGTAATAATCTACACCTCCAATTGTAGCTTTACCCTGATAGTGAGGATGCGTTTCCTTTTCTCTTTTGTCGTTAGTGAATAACGCTCCGCTGTTGTCTCTTTTTTCCATTTTACTTTGTTTTAATATATAACCTTTTAAATCTTTCAACTGAACAGCAAAACTCTGTTATAGGATTTGTTTCATATTGCCTAATTGTTTCGTACCAAAGTTTATCTTTTTTAAAGTCTTTGATTTGTACTATTTGCTCTCTGGTCGTGTTTTTGTAGTAGCCCATTAATGTTAATTTGTCTTTCATTTTTTATACTTTTTGCGTAAATAATTTCTCCATTGCTCTTGCTTTCTACCGTTTATAAATATCCAGCCTAAATATAGCTCGAATAATCTTTTAAGTTTTCTCATTACCATAACCATTTTAAAAATGTCCATATCAATTTCAAGAATTTACGAATTAACCCATACTCATTTTGTTGAGTAGGAATGTTTATTGGCTCTTGAACTTTTACTTTTGTTGTTCGTGTTTTTGATTCAGCCCTTGCCTTAGCTTTTATTTCTGCTGGTATTTCTATATAATTCATGTCAAATTGTAATTCAGGTTGTGTTTCTAATTTTTTATTTATTGTTTTTTGTCTATAATTTCTAATATGCTGTTCTTTTCTGTACGCTTCAATTATTTTAAATGTAATCGGAATTTTATCATTCCATACATAACGACCTGTGTGTCTTTTATATATAATATTATTTCTAACTAAAAATGACTGCCATGTTTTCCAATTAGGCAAAGAACTTTTTAAATCCATAAGTTTATAATATTCCGTGTTATCTAATTCATTTTTAATGAAAAAAAGATTTTTCAACCATTTTTCAGTTGTTTCTTTATTTTCCCATGTTCTTCTTTTTGTATGTGTTTCAACATTCATGTCTTTTATTTTTAATTGTTGTTTATATTCAATATTTTTTTCTTTTCTATATTTTCTAAATTCTTCAACTAATCTTTCTGAAACAGGTATTTCTTTATTCCACTTACAACAATCATTTTCATCTCTATATACAACATTGTTTTGAACTAAAAATCCTAACCACCTCGTAGATACACCGTACTTAACCATTAAATAATGAGGCTCTTTAATTGAATTATTTGTTAATTCATCTCTTAATTGTACTAAAAACTGGAGATACTTCCAAGTGGTTTGTTCTTTATTTAATTTTCTTTTCATAATTCATTAATTAAATTGTTATAATACTCACGTGCTAACTCGATTCGTTGTTTAATTTGTTCAATTACGCTTTCGGCTTTTGCTATTTTAAAGACTTTTACGCGCTTTTCTTTTGGTATGTGGTCAAAGTTATGTTTCGACTGCACAAAGTCTCTTAAATCCAAACTTTCATCAATTAAACCTTGTTTCCAATGTTCACGTCTAACCTCATCTTCTACGATTTGAAAAGGTGTATTGACTAAGCAATAACATAAAAGTGATTCGTCTTTACCTGTAAGCCACATATAACCCTGAAGCTGGTAGTAATAATCTTTATTGGGGCATTCGGTTTCAAAAAACGGAAACGTAGTTGCATCCCAACTGCATTTAACATCCAAAAGAATTTCATTCGTGTTTACGTCTGGCGTTCCCGTTAAATAATCGTTTGTTAAATTCTCTTCATTCTTGTAAATAAAGTCTAAATTCAACACATCGTTAACAAGTTCTATTCCATCGTTTTCTACTTCATTCCCTTTATCCGTGTATCTGCTCCAAAACTCTTTACGGATTCCGTATTTATGTTCGATTGCAAGTTCCTGAATGTATGTCTTTGTAGTTTTAGATAACAATTCTCCTTTTGTTTTGGAACTTGTCATTAACTTTCCTATTTGTGAGCAACGTATTTTCATAATAATAAAAGTGCTTTTTGTTGTAATTCAGTTAATTCAAACTTCGCTTGTAGCTGTTCAATACTAAATTCTCCGTTACGTATTGCTTCAACTGCTTTTTCAAAACGTTCATTATCTATTTTTTCAGCTTTCTTATTGTTTTTTGAATCAGGATCGCTTTCTGTTTCATCAATTAAGAACAAACCATTCAATGCGTACTTACGTGCGTAGCTGGATGCTGTGCCAGTGCATTGTTCAGATGACATTCCTTTGTGTTCGCCAAGCTCTGCCCATCCTAAAACTTCTGCTATCCCGTCATCGGTTTTTAAAGTTGCTGTTGCTTTTAAAAATAGTTTGTTGCCTACTTGTTCAATACTATCACTAAGGATTAACGTTGCTCCGTGTTTTAGTAAGATAGGTTTTGCTGATTCTAAAATCTGTTCAGCACTTCGATACTTGTAATTACCGAACTTGTTTAAACTTCCTTTTGGACATTTTAATTCTGCCTGAATTTCTAATAACTTTTTCATAATATAAATTTTAATTGTTTACAAATATAACTATTCTTTTTAATATAACAATGGAATCAAAAAAAAATTATAAAAATTTTCTAAGACCATTCGCACATCGTTCTATGCTGTTTGCTCGTTCCTGAAGGCTTTGTATTTGTTCAGCGATAGTTTGCTTACAATCACTCGTAAAGTAGCCATTAGACGTAGCTATTAAAGGAATAATACCATTTGTGCGAATGTAGTTAACTATCTTACGCAAACGAACACCAGTCATTTTAATTTTATAACCTCGTGCTAAAAGATATTCGTTTAATCGGGTTACTATTAATTCCGACTTAATTGGATTCGCCTTTTTGTAGTTTCGGAATCCGTGAACAACGATAGGCAAAATCTCCATTTCTTCGCTTGTAAGTTCGTGTGTGAACTCTTCAAAATTTGTTACGCTCATAATTTAAGTTTTAATTGTTTTCTTTTATATCAACTTTGATAACTTCAATTACCCATGTTAAAGGGTAATATGCTAAAAGTTCACCATTACAAGTCATGTGTTTGACTAAAATTCCATCCTCGCGTTTAATTACAATAGCATCATTAAATTTAATTTCATAAGATGATAAATCAGGTTTTGTAATTCTCAATGTAATGCAATAATCTTTCATAATTTTTAGTTTTAATTGTTGAGTCAAAAGTAATTATATTTTTTAATATAACAACTATTTTATGTTAAATCTTTTATTTTATTTTTATAAACCTGCATTAATTCTTTCAATTCCTCTTTTGTGAACTTTCGTGTTTTCCTTGCCTCAACTTCTAATTGCTGATAATTTTCTATTCCAATTTTATGTATTAAGTTTCGTTGGTACTCAATTAGGTTTCCCGAAAGATAGGTATTGCAATGTTCACACTGGAGATGAACATTAAGTTCATTAAACCGAACGTTCCAATGATTGTTTGCGTTGAAATAATGCCCAGCGTTTTCTTTCAATGGTTTTTTTTGGCAACTTATACATGGGGACGATTTGTCCCTAAAACGAATATATTTATTAAAAATTATTTGAGTAGCTTTAATTAGTTCCTGTACTGTCTCAAGATCGTTTTTCATTTTGGCTTTCGTCTTTTTCCAAGTCTTTTCCTTTTCGGATTCTACCCAAACACGAATGCACTCCGATTCTAAACAATACTTTTGATTGAATTTAACAGGCTCAAACTTCTCTTTGCAATGTTTACATCTCATAATCAAACTCTAATTGACCGCTATTGTATTTTTTTAAATCTTTAATTAAGATTTTCATTTTTTCTTTTGTAGATTTTAATCTTTTCCATTCATTGTAATTCATTGGGTATTTTAGTTGCTTTTTATATTTCATAATTTTTAGTTTTTAATTGTGTTTCTAAATCCTTTACTTTAAATTTCTCCTCTTGCAGTAACTTTTCCAAACGAAAACACGATTGTAAAGCACTACGATACTCTTTTTCCATTGTTGAGTAAACTAAACTTATTTCTTGAATGTCTTTTAAGGTACGCTCCATTGAATCAATTATATCTTTTCGATTAGGGTGGTTCGTGTTTATCTCTTCTAAGCTGTTTTTAACTTTTAAATAAGTAGTTTGGATTCCTACTTTGGCACTTATAATATTCAATTCATCCATTTATTCGTGTTTTTGTAAGTTATAATAATCAAAATGGCACATCGCCTTTACTTTGTTTCATCTTTTCGCTAAACGAAAGTAATTCTTTTCCGTTTACTATATCGGGTTCAATCAAAGGTAGTTGTTTAGCTGGAAAACTATTTGACATTTTAGGTCTTACATTTTGTAATGGGTCAACTCCATTAATTTTAAATCCTAATCCTGAATTAAAATCAAACATCATAGGGTCATTTAATGCAGTATGCTTACCACCTGTGTCCATATCTTTTACTTTCTCAACGTTTACCCAAGTGCAATACTTCATTAATTCGTGTTTTACTAACCTATGAATAACAAATAAATCATCACAGCGATTAGAAAAAGCCTTACCGCCTTCGATATGGTCTTTTAATGGTGCTTTTAAATGTCCTTTATATTCGCCTTCTTGATAAATATTACCAGTTCGACCGCTTTCGCTGTTTGGATGCGTGTTTATGTATATCGTAACTCCAAACTTATTGCAGAAATCTCGACACGAATTTAAAAAATTGTAATTACTTTGAAAATCCATTTGCCTATCTAACCCGGTAAATGGGTCTATTAATGCTACGTTACATTCGCTTTCTTCAAATAACTTCAATAAATCATTTGGTTTGTAAAGATTTTTATTGCTTATGAATTTAAATTGCTGTTCAAGTATTGTTGTTCCTGTTGTTATTTGTTGGTAGGTTAAATCCTTAAATCTTATTCCATAATACATTTGAAGTAAGTCACGTAATATTGTAGCTTTCTTATTTTCACCACTCCAAATGCAAAACTTTAAATCGTGTTTAAGTGCCAACGTTAGAAAGTACCAATTAATCCAATATGTTTTACCAACGTTATCGTGTCCGAGAATTATGTTTAGTTGGTTAGGTTTGAATCTAATGTACTCATCTAAAT